CGTCGTCTCAGCATTAGCAAGTTGAGGCATGAGCGCGTTGGCGTCTGAGACGCTGCGAGTTTGGATGAAAGCCGAGGTGAAAGTCTCAAGAAGCTGATCGATGGTCAGCGTTTTGTATCGCGGGTCTTGCTGCATCTTCTGAGCTTGGGCGTAGGCATCAAGCGCCTGCCCCTCAGTCAGGCCGTTCCCGCGCAGGATCGCTAGTTTCTGATCGACAGATGCGGCTGCCTCGAAAGGCCCAACAATGATGCCTTCAGCTATATCTTTGGCAATCATCGCCTCTATGTAGGCGTGCAGCGGGTCGAAGTGACCGCCAGCTCCGCCCTTGCCGCCCTTGCCGCCCTTGCCGCCTGATCCGTCGCCGCCATAGCCAGGCAGGCCGCCGGGGAAGTATTGGCTATTCGCTCCGCCAGGAACGTCGGGGATGTCGAGCGAGGGATCATGCTTCGGCGGCTGCGGGATCACCGTCAGCGAATTGCCGGTGCCGTTCCAGCCCCGCGGGCCGCCACCGCCGGCATTCGGCGGCGTGAAAGATGCCGGATCGCGGCGACGAAAGTTCGGCCCTGTGTCCCCGTGGAAGGTCGGATCGCCCGATGGAACGAGACTTGTCCCGGGCGCCGGATCGTAGGTCAGCAAGCCACGAATGCGCGGAGGCCGCGGAGTCTGCGCGCCGGGCTCGCCCATCGTGAAGCCAGGATCGGGGCGGCGGAAGGTCGGGTTCCCCCTGCTGTCGAAGGAATATCCCGGCTCGCCTGGGATGATAGCTGGGAGGTTCGACGAAGGCCCGGATGTCGGATAAATGGGGGGAGAGGTCGGGGTTGCCGCCGCCGCAGATCTGCCACCTGAAGACCCGCCGCCACCGTTCGCTGCGCGGGCCGCGCGCTGCATCGCATCGGCAAAGGCGGTTGCCTGGCTGGTCAGGCTCGTAAGCACGCCTCCGGTCATCCGCAGGCTTGCGTTGATCGCCTCTACCGCCGCCTGAACCCGCCCGAAATCGGACTCCAGGCGCGCAACTCCATCAAGGATTTCATCGTTTAAGACAAGGGAAACGCCGATCTCGTAGGCATCCAACATCGGCGTTATTCCTTTGTGAAGGCTTCGAGTATCGCGGCGGAAATGGCGTCTAACACCTCCGGCGTCTTGCGGAACCCAGCGCGCCCGATGAACTCGCGAGCGGGGATGCCGGGCTCCGTCGTCACGCCGGGCCGGAACGGAACGCCCCGGCTCGCGGTGCCCTCGTTCTGCCAGATGGCCAGCGGATCGTTCGAGCCGATCGACGCGCCGGTATCGTCAACCGACACGCCGAAGCTGTCCCGAAGTCCACCGTCTCGGAGGAGGGGATTGTCAGGTGGCGCGTAACCGAGCGGGATCTTGCCGATCAGTTCTGGCTCGGGGCCGAAGCCCACAAGAGTCGCCAGAGAGAGGCGCGCCATGTCCTCGAAACCAGCGTCCCCGCTCTGGTATTCGCCGATCTCGCCCCGCATCTCCGCGAGCACCAGCGCCGCTCCAGCCTCAAGCCCCGCCCGCTTCGCCGCCACGATCCGGCCCGGCAGCTCAGCGGACAGGAACCGGCGGAAGGACGCGATGTCAGAGAAAATACGCATCAGCTCTCTCCGGGCGACATCACGCCCATGATCGCGCGAACCATCGCGTTGCGCCGCTCGGCTTCGATCCGTTGCGCGACCTTAACTAGATTGTCGCGCCTCAAGTCCGACATCTGCGCTGCATCTTCGTATCGCGGGATCACGCCCGCCATCGCCAGATAGACCGCATCATGCAGCGACTTGAGGATCCTCAGTTTCCCTTTGGCGGTTCCTTCGCAGCCTCTTCCTCGCGGCGATCCCGCTCAGCAACAGCCGCTTCAACCGCCATATCCATGCCCTGAAAGCCGAGCATTTCTACGCGCGCATACAACTCCGGGATCGCCTTGGGGAAGTCGAGATCGAGCCCGTTGAAGCTGCGCACCGAAACCGCAACAAGGGCGAGACCGCGCCATGGCGGTAGGTCGAAGAACGAACCAGCATACTCCGACATATCCCACAGCTCGACGGTCTCCACCGGCCGCACCGTGACAGTCATCGTCTCGTCTCGGTCCGGAACGAAGTTGTTGAACTCGCGTGTGGCCCGCTGGAAGCCTTCCTGGCCGATCTGCTCAATGATGCGCCGGATATGAACCGGGTGCTTCGGCTTCATCACAATGCGCCCGTCGATCTCCCGAACGGAAGCCGCGACCTTCGCCGTGTTCCACCATACTTGGCTCATGGATGGCCCAACGATATCTGCGGCGAGCTTCATTTGCTCAAGGTATGTCAGCGGAACAACCTTCAGCTCCATTATGCTGGGTTCCGAAGCTGCGCCACATACGAAAGGCTCTGATCGACGGCATTATCGCCCTTGAAGTCGCCGAGCTTCTTAATGTCGTACTGGACCTTCGTAAGCTGATAGCGCGTGACAGTGCCGTCCAGTTCCGTGATCTGATACAGGATTGAACCATCTGGAATGGCAATTCCGGCCTGTTGCGCTGCCTGCATCTGATCGGCGAGCTGATCGATTGTCGCATTCCCGCGGGCGAACATGATGTCGCCCTTCCACTGCTTGAACTGAGAACGCGATTCCGTAACGCCCGTGTTGAGATCGACAGAAACCATCTTGATTACTGGATCGCAACTGAAGCTTGTTACGTTATCGATGTCGAGCTGACCATACGGGCCGGTGACGACGATTTGCGCGTCTGCGCCAACGCTAAATGTGGGCATCGTTTGACTCCAAAAAAAAGGCTCCCAGAAGGGAGCCTTGATGGAAGACGGAGAAGGGAAGAAGAGGATTAGGTGTTAGTCGTCGCGATCTGGACGGTCTGTCCTCCCTGGAGGTTCACGATGAACTTCTCGTTGATAGCCTGATACTGGATCGAAACGTCGGCTTGCACATAGCCCAACGATGTCCGGGCCAGCGTGTTGTTCGTCGCGTCACAGACAACCGAGAACGGTTGCTTTCCGGTCAGGGTCAGGGCCAGGATACCTTGCTGCACCAGATTGCCGAGGAAGCTGTTCAGCGTGGCCGAGATGTTCATAAGAAGGCCCATGTTGATCACCTCGCCGACATAGAGGCCCATGCCAGCGGCCAGCGTCGCCGCGATATAGTTCGTCAGCCGTGTGTAATTGTCGCCATTGATGGCGGCATTCGACGAAGAGTTGTGGCCGCACCGCACGCCCCAATAGGCCCCGCCGGGCTGCGGGTTCGAGATGACATCAAACCCCGCCTGGAACAGAGCGGTCAGATCCGCGTCAGCATAGGTCATCATCTGGCCGGAGCCGACCACGCCAGACTTCTGGCTGCCAAGGATACCAACCAACTGCTTGTTGAGAGACGACTGCTCGGGGGAAAGGCTGACCAGCTTGCCGGCCGCGAAGGACTGCGGGGAGACAAGGCGCGTCACAGCATTGACCGCATCGTACCAATATAGCCAGTCGCCGAACATGAGCTTCGCGCCGTAGGAGTCAAGCCCGGCGCCCTGCTTGTTGGTGATCGCCGTTGCAATGCCGGTGCTCGACAGTGCGCTGCCCGCGGGATCCTGGCAAATCATGTAGCAGCCCTCAGACAGGCCGAATGCTGCCTGGAGGGTGAAGGTGGAGTACGTCGTCACGTCGCACAGAACCACAACACCGCAACCCTGCTTGCGCAGCGCATACATGCCTTTGCGCGGGAGGGTGTCGCTGCCGACCAGGGTGTTGTCCGTGACGCCGGAAACACCGTCCGTCCCCGCCGTCACGGCGGTCACATTGGACTGCACCGTCATGCCGTATGTGGTTGCGGTCGATGGAACCGAACCGGCGGCGCCGGATACGAGAGTAGCGCGAACGAATTGCGAAGGCGGCCGAAGTCCAGAGGTCGTGCCGTTGTTCACGGCTGCAACCATGTTGGTCCAAAGAGTCAGCCCGGTACCGGCGATGTTGTCGTAGATCTCGCTGGTGAAGCCGGGAAGAGAGATGACCAGGCGGGACGTCCCGGTGGCCGAGCCGGGGCCGAACGTGAATTGCAGGTTGTTGCCCAGCGATCCGGTATAGAGCGCGGTGAAGGTCACGGAGGCGAAGAACGTAGCCGTCGCAGCGACATCAGTTCCGTCCGTCACGCGGACCCATCGGAAGTTCGCCGCGCCCTGCTGCTCGGCGATGACGGTGTGCGTCCCCATGTCATAAGTGCGGTTGATGACCGGGCCGAATGCAGCAGCATAGTCGCTGCTGTCTCCACCAATAACCGGAGTGCCGACCGGACCCCAGGAGGCTACCCCGACGAGGCCGAGGATGTCGGTCGGAACGCCATTGATGACGGTGCTTTGCGGCGGAACGATCTGAACATAGAGGTTCGGAACATAGAGGGCGGTCGTGTTGATCGACCCCGCCTGAACGATTGGCATGTTGATCTATCCCTATCAGGAGATTGTGATTGCTGAGGTCGTGATCACGCCCAGAAGCGTGTTCGTGGAGTCGTAGACCGCGTATTTGCCGTAGTAGGTGCCGGCCGAGGAAACGACTGGTACGCCGGTTGGCGGTTGGAAGGAGGAATTCGCGTAGAAGAAGAAGTTGCCGCCCGAATATCCGGCCGAATTGGCGAAGGTGCTGCCGACCGTCGTCCCGGTGTTGTTCGTGTCCCACCAGAATTTCGCTGTTGCCTGAGTGCCGGAGCCGCCGGTGATGTTGATATTGGGCACGACATCGGTTGCGCCAACCGCGATATGCGATCCGAAGTCCACCGCAGAATAGCCGGTGGTGATGGTGGCGCCCGTTAGGTTGCCGTTGCCCGAACCAGAAATGACGCTGAAGGTATTCGAGCCCGAAATGGTCAGAGCCGAAGAGATGACCTTGACCGATGGCGTTGCGGTCTGTTCCGCCCAGATATAATATGTTCCCGCCGTCGCTTCCGTAAGCGAAACCGTCCATGTACCGCTGGTGACGGTCGCCGCGGTGAACGAAGTTGGGGCAGTCGTGTTGGTTGTCGAAAGGCCGACCTGAACCGCCGTGGCATTCGGCGAAACCGTGCCAGTGACGGTGAACGCCGTGCCCGCCGTGCCGCTGCTCGGAGGGCTGGTGAGCGCGATCGTTCCGCTCGAAGCCGAGATCGTGACTGCGGCGGAGATCGCCTGCACGCTTGGCGTGGCCGTCTGCTCGGCCCAGATGTAGTACGTGCCCGCGGCGCTCGGCGTGATCGAAACGCTCCAGTTCGTAGTGCTGACTGTTGCCGCGGTCCAAGATGTCGGAGCGGTTGTGTTCGAGGTGGAAAGGCCAACCTGAACAGCGGTCCCGCTTGGCCCGACAGTGCCGTTGATCGTCAGGGCCGTTCCGGTGGTGCCCGTTGTCGGCGGGCTCGTCAAAGCGATCGTGCTTCCGCCCGACGCGGCAATCGTGACCGCGGACGACACGGTTTGAACGCTGGTGGCGCTAGTCTGCTCGGCCCAGATGTAGTACGTGCCCGCGGCGCTCGGCGTGATTGATGCCGTCCAGCCTGATCCGCTGACCATCGCAGCGGTCCAGGTCGTCGGCGCAGTCGTATTGGACGTTGACAGCCCGACCTGCACAGCAGTCGCGGTTGGGCTCACTGTGCCAACCAAGCTGAGCGCCGTGCCGACCGTGCCCGTCGTAGGCGCAGAAGTGATCGTCACGCTGGAGGAGCCGCCCGAGCTTTGCGCTGCGGACGCCATGGCAATCATGGTCGCCTTGCCGCTGCTTGCGGGCTTGGGCGGGTAGATGTTCATTCGCGATTCCTTGAATCAAAAGGCGATGCCCCACTCCGCCGTCGCGGATGGGCCGGTGCCGGTTACGGTGACAGGAGGTTGCAGGGGCATGTTCGCGGCCCAGCCCACGCCGAGCGTCGCATTGATGTCGAAGCCCGATGGTTTCGCGATCGTGGCGAAGTTGTCCGTGACCGCGCAGCCCGGCCCGATCTCGCAGTATGGTTGCGAGGACGAATAGGTCTGCGGCCAGGGGTAGAAGAGGCGTCGGTTGCCGGCTGAACTAGTTGGCGCGCTAGCCAGCGTGACCGTGAGGTGCGTAGCGTCCACCCGCGCGCATGCGGTAGCCTTAATGATCGTGCCGGGGCTGGCCACGCTGCCGCCGTCCATCACAGAGAATCCGACGCCCGCAGAAGCGAGCAATGGAACAGCCAGATCGCTGCCCCCGTCGTGAGTGATCGTCAGCGTCAGCGTAGTGCCCGATATCGAAACCCCCGAGATGACCGGGCCAAGCCCCGAACCCAGGGCCGATGGAATTCTCGATGAGCTTAGCCCGTTCGACGCTGCGATCGCCCGCGCCGTCGCGATGGCCGCGCGCTTGAACAGAGCCACATTGCTTGATGCAGATCGGTGGCCCACATCGCTTAGGGTGTCAGCGACTAGGCCCGTGACCGTGTTCTGCGTCCCGCTTCGGCTCATCGTGTCGTAGGTCTGCGGAACCACCCACACCGCGTTCTGAGCGGGATCGGCCGCTACCTCAGCCCATATCTCTCGGATGGTGGCCGGCCCGTTCGGCAGCGCTGGGGATGGGCCGTAGGGGGGGCCGAACCAGACGAACGGGAGTTGCGCCGCCGTTTTGCTGAACATGGAGCGCACCAGAGCCATCCAGCGGACAACGCAAGCCTTGAACAGAGCCCGGTTGATCGGGGTGAATTGCAGGCTGTCCGTTTCGCCCCAATAGCAGACGATGACGGATGCGCCCGATATCTGGCTGCTGGTCAGGGCTGCTATGGTTGTCTGATAGGATGCGCCAGCCGTGCCCACCGTAGCCGAGACCACCTCGCCGGCTAGAACGGCTGCGTCCGCTGTGGCCGCAGTCGTGTTCCCGAACCTTGTATCGTTGAATAGTTGCAGGGTTGTTGTGTAGTCACTGTTATTGACGTAGCTGCCTGAAAATTCGTTTCCAGATGGCGTCGTCAGGTTGAAAAGCCCGATACCATCGGTAGGGTATCCGTTTAGCTCAGAATAAGGCACAGAGAGATAGAAGCCGAGAGCCTGCGCAAGGTCAGCCACCGCGCCGTCAGTACTGAAAGCGTAATCCCAGTTTGATTGGTTGCCGCCTCCGACGATTTCGACTGCCGATATGCTGCCCGAACCCCCACTTGTGCTCCCGCTTGTTCCGCCCGAACCCCCGCTGGTCCCACCGCTGGTGCTCCCCGAGCCGCCGCTTGTTCCGCCTGACCCGCCACTGGTGCCGCCGCTGGTGCTGCCGCTGGTGCTGCCGCTGGTGCTGCCGCTTGAGACGATCGGCGCAGCGGCCAGAAGCGGCACACCTGGCGAGGTGAGAACCTGATGCCCGCCGTTAAAGACGATCTCGCTGCTCATTGCGATGCCATCACCACAAGGCTACCGCTCGCCGTGAAGCACTCGACATTGACGAACGTAGGGGCCGAAGCAGTGCCGCTCGCAATTGATGTCACGCCCGTGAAGCCCGAAAGCGTCACCGGGCCGCCCGAGATGTTGATGATCCGGCACGTCATTCCCGCGCCGAGGGATGGCACCAGCGTCGTGATCGTGAGCCCGGCCGAAGTCACGATCAGCGTACAACCGTTGTGCGCCGAGTTCGTCAGGTTCGTGTTGATCGAAATCGTCACGTCAGGGCGGAAGTAGCCGGGCAGCTTCCCCTGAATGTAGGTCCAGAGTGCGGAAAGCGGCTGAGCAAATAGGCTCTTCGTCCCCTGGCCGCTTAGGAAGACATCCGTATCGCTGCACGCCGCGCCCGCCTGAATGGTGTCCACCGTGACCCCGGCGCTCACCGTGCCGAGAAGGTCCGCACCCTGCTCCACGCTCAGCGGAGACGCCGGAACGAGGGGGAGAAGCGGGTTCGGGACCGAGACCGCGGCGGAGACGGCAGAGAGGCCCGTGATCTGGTCCCACGCCCAGGCGTACCATGTGCCTGCGGCAGGAGGCACCAGAACTCCTGAGAAGGTGCCTGCGCTGGTTGTGGCGGGCGTCCAAGCCCCGCTTGGAAGCGTCGTGTTTTGCTGCGCCAGTTGCAGCGAGACGACATCGGCAGCCGGCGTCACGGTGCCTGAAACCGCAAGGCCCACGCCAACCGAACCCGTGCCAGGCGCAGACACGGTCACAGCGTTGGTCATTGCACATATCCCTCGCCGCGCTCTATCGCCTCGCGGCCGTCAAGGCTGTTGTGGATGAGGATGTGCGGTGCCTCGGGCGACGGCTTTGGACGGCACCAGCACCCGTCTCCGTCTATGTCGTGATCTCGAAGATCATCGTTCGGCACCACATGGGCGAAACCCGTGTGGTCCTTCGCCCAGGCTGTCCAGGTCATCACAAGCTCCCGAGAATGTCGCCGTTTCCATCCGTCAGAACAGAACCCGTTCCGCCAGTGAGGAGGTTCGCAACAGGAGCGCCCGGCCCGAACCATTGGATGCGCGCTTCCTGCGTGGTCCCGATGATCAGCGGCGCCAGCATCGTCGGCCAACTCTCCGCGATCGTCTCGTCATATTCGACGCGGTAATGAATCCAGCGGCGCCAGATGTTGATCCGCTTCGGTGTGTCGTCGTCTTCCTGCTTGTCGAAGCGCACGCGAGCGCTCGTTCCGTCAGGAAGGCCCATCCATTGCGTGTAGCTGCCGTTGGGCCGAAGCATCCGTTGCAAGCCGTTCACGCACCAGCCCAGAGCCGCCCGCACCGCATAGCCATTCACCGCGTCCGTCGTGCCGGCCGCCGTGGCGAAGATGACAACCTGAAATGCCTCTTCCTTGGTGCCGACCTGAAACACGCCGGTCTGCCAGGGCGCGATCTGGACGGAATCAATAT